GCCCGCGCGCGTTATCTTCGCTGTCGGCTATGGCGCAAATCAAAGGCCCGTCGCCGCTATCCATGAACACCAGCCACAACGGATAATGGCCTCCACTTTCATGCTCATGCGGGGTAACTATCGCCTCCTCAACGTCCGCTGGGATCTGCGCCATCAAGGCTGCGTGGTTTCGGGCAAAGGCCTCGCTCATTCCTGCGGTTCCTTCTGTGTCATGTCATCTCTTTTCCTTCTCGGTCATCTCCACCACCGCCCTCGCCATGGCCGGCGCATTGGCCGCGCAGATCATCTGATAGGCATAAGTTGGCATCATCCCGGCTCGCCATTCGGCGGTGGCGTCGAGGATGCGCTGGGCGCGGGTGAGATGGTCGGTCATTTAAGGTCTGCCAAGGTTATGGCCGGGAGTGCGTCCCAGTCGATTTTCGGGTCGCCGTCTTCGTCCACTTCGGCGATTTCGGCGTAGCACAAATCGCAGATAGGCCGGCCTGCTAACATTTTCATCATGTCGAGCGGGTAGCTGACCTCCGCCGCACAGCTTTCAATTTGGCAACCCACGAGGGCCGGAATTTTACCCGTCATCCCAGTGCATCCAGAGTGCGGGTGAGAGGGTCGGTCATTTTAGCCATTCCAATACCTCCTGCTCTAGATCCTGCCGGTCCAGGCCCGGGACGACCTCGGAGATTAAAAACGTGATTGCGCGGTCATAAAAGGCCGAGAACTCATCTTCATCCATTGCCGGAAAGCTGATGGATTTCAGTTCGTGCCGGTCGATAATCAGCCCGTTAACCTTGTAACGTACGACATCGAAATGGCCGGTGGCCAATTTGAAAGCATTGGAGACCTGCTCCGGTGAGGCGTAGTGCTCCTGATTTTGATAAACCAAGGTCATCAGCGCCCAGTATTTATTGGAGAGGGCTAGATTGCGCGGCCGCCTGCCCTCCAGTGTGCAACGGCTGCCGAGCTTGGTCTTGCGGTGAAACTCGGCGGCGAGATCGTTAGCTGGGGCGAATCCAGCTAACGTCTTCTCATAAACTGGCTGCGGCGCATCGCCGAGCTTCATGGGCCTGGCCTATGTTTTTCGCTGTGGCATTTGGGACAGAGCCACATTACGTCCAGCGGTTTTGTGTAGTCTTCGTGATGTCCGTGGATACGGCCCGATTTCCCACACTCGCTACATGAAGCCGGCTTGATGATTTTTCCGTCGCGCACGGCGTTGGTAAGTGTGTAATGCGCGACATATTTCCAAGCGTTACTTTCTAGCCATTTTTTATTTGACTTGGCTCTAGACGCCTTGCCTTCAGATGTCTGGGCGTACTGTCTGTCATAACTTTTGTAAAATTCGAGGTTTTTAGCTCGATTAGCTAAAACATCTGTTTTCGCGCACACCTTGCATTTATTTAGATGTCCGTCTTTCATTTGTGGATGCCGATAAAATTGTGAAAGTGGCATTGTCTCGTCACACTTGAAACATTTTTTCATGGCGGGCTCCGTGGCTGTTCTCGCCAAGATTATCAGAGCCGCCATTCTTGAAAAGGATATTCCGATGACCGTTTTAAAATGGGATTTGTGAATCGAAATTATCGCTGTTCATCTCCTGCTGCGCCTCCTGAGCCGCCTCCTGCTGGGTAACATTGGGATGGAATACCGCACCGGGCGGATTGGCGGCTGGCGGTGAGTTGCCCGGCACGTTCTGCGGCTGTCGGACCTGCGGCCGGACCCGGATGGCCTGGACCTGTTCACCCTTGTAATCCACCCATGAGACACCGAGTGTGATTTGCTTGCCGATCCAGTCATCGGATTCGTCACTTTGAAAAATGCTGGTGATCGTGCGGGTATTGGTAACGTTCAGGGCGAGTCCTTTTTGGGCGCCATGGAAATACATGATGGGCTTTGTGTCTTCGCCGACCTTGTCCATTTCGACGCTTTTGATGGTCAACGTGTGGTCTTGACCTTGTAAGTCCGAGTGGCTCAGGTATTTCGTCGGGAACGCTTCTGACATTTTCATCTCGTTTGCCTTTCAGGATTTGCGGATAGTCACGCTTGCATAGCCGTTGCTTCTTGACGCGCCTGGAACGGCTGACCCGGCTTCGAGGGCTGTCTTGATTTCCGCCTTCATCGGTGCGGTGGTGACTTTCATAAATTCGGCAGGAATCGCCGCTTCGTCCGTGATGACCACGCCACCCTTCTTGAATGTTGCCGAAACGGTCCACCGCGCGTAATCCAATTTTTTCAAGCCAGCCGTTTCCATCGCCTCGGCAATCAACTCGCGCTTGGTCTTGGCCTTGCGTTCCAGCCTAGCCTTGCGGTCCTGGATGTCCTTGATTTCCGCGGCCAGCGCGGCGACGAATCGTTCGTCTTGGTCCAAACTGGCCAGCATCCATTCGATGCGCTCTTTTAGATCGGTCTCGCCGTCGAGTGTGTCGAACAGGTCTTCGTCGGCAATGTGCGGGTATAGCGTCTCCAGCATTTCTTGCTTGGCGTGCCAGTCGGCGGCGCTTATTAAGAGTGGATTGAAATTACTAGACATGCATTTGCTTTCCTACTGGGTTTCATCTGCCCACCTCCATTTATGCGGTGACTGCTTGGCCAGGTTCTGGGCTTCAATTCCAAGGTCGATCGAATGAAGTTTCTGAAAAGCAGCCTCGCCGAAGCGGTGCAGTTCTGCGTGGTGCCATGTACACAACGGCAAAGTCCACTTCGAGTGAGGCTTCAATCCAAGCCCGCCGCGTTCGTTAGGTGGCGTTAGCTCGCTGTTCCGCACATGGGCGCACTCGATTGGCAGGTCAAACAGCCGGAAGTTGCAACCTGGAATGCTGCACTCAAAGCCGCGTATCCAGGATTCGTGGGCCGGACAGTCCCGGCGCACCACTTCCTTCGTCCGCGCGGACTTGCGGCGTTTGAGACGGGAGGTCATTGGGGTGGCTCCGGTAGTGGCATCCAGTGGGTGGGGCTAAAGTTGTCGTTCAGACGGTCGGACCAACAGATCCAGCGCCCTTGATGGAATACGCGCCCGTCACCGGGCTCAACTTCGATGAGCACTGGCAGATATGAGCCGACGTGCGTCCGATATTCCGGGTCGAAAAGCAGGACAGGCGTCCCGTTCTTCGCCGCCGTTTCGATCGGTTGCCAATCCATCCTCAGCCTCCCATCACCCATTGCCCAACCCCGGCCATAACTGTGGCAACGGCGATAAACAGGACCAGCGCGAACCGGCGTCGTTTGGATCGGACAGGCCGCACGCGATGTACCTCGTACAGGCCCTGGCGTTCCATCTCCGCGCCTACGGTGCCGTTGGTCATGCCGTGCCTCCGTATGCCTGCCGCAGCCATTCGTCATGGGCGCGGTCGTCATCGCGATTGCGGAGGTAGTCGCGCAGCTCATTGGCCAGCGCCTTGCCACGAATGACATCACCTTCTAGCCGGTCGTAAATGCCGTGCCAGTCGGCCCCGCCCTTTGCGACGGTCGCCAGGCATTCGTTGATATTGTGCGAGGCCGCGTAAATCTGTGCCTCGCCGTTCTCGGAGCCGATCAGAAGAAAGCGGGGAACTTCGATGCGGATCATGGCTTGGTCCTTTCGGCTATCGCTGCCGCGCCAGCGGGTGTGAGAACAACCTTGGTCCACGGATAACCCAGGTCGTTGTTGAGCTTCAGCCAGCCCAGGTCATGGTATAATGCCGTCACGGTACGGGCGAGCCTTTGGTTGTCGGACACCTCGAAGGTGCTGAACCGGCCGGCCCGGACCATCGCGGCAAGAACTGCCTGCGGGTTGCCGTAGGCCTTCCTGGGCAAATCGCCGAGCGCGCTGAACGAGCAAACATGAGCCCTTGGAACATCACTCATGGCTTGGCCTTTTCGGCTATCATGACGCGGGCGTAGGCGTAGGCGATGGCCTTGCGGATCTTGCTTATGGCCATACCCAAGACCGTGGCGCCCGGCCCTCTCGCGCTCAGGCCGTCGCCAAGACGTTGCATTTCGTCGGCGGCGAACGTCAGCGCCTCCAGCAGATCCGCGTTGATCGCCCGCAGCCGGTCCACTTCCTTGAAGGCATGCGTGGCCGCGCCGTCGTCGCTTGGGACCTGTCCTGCCATCTTCCCGCTTCCCCTATGCCGCAATCATTCGGTCGAGAAGGCCGCCGGTCGAGCGTTGGAGTTCCATTCGGGTGTCGCTAAGCGCGTCCCTGGCTGCGGCCCCGGCTGCGTCCCAGGCTGCGTCCCTGGCTGCGTCCCAGGCTGCGTCCCCGGCCCCGGCTGCGGCTGCGGCCCTGGCTGCGAGCCAGGCCGTGGTGGCGGCTGCGTCCCAGGCTGCGTCCCTGGCTGCGGCCCTGGCTGCGTCCCTGGCTGCGTCCCCGGCTGCGGTCCCGGCCCTGGCTGCGAGCCAGGCTGCGGCCCTGGCTGCGTCCCTGGCTGCGAGCCAGGCCCTGGTGGCGGCTGCGTCCCAGGCTGCGTCCCCGACTGCGTCCCTGACGACGTACGCTGTGGCCGCGGCTGCCCTGGCTGCGTCCCAGGCTGCGTCCCTGGCTGCGGCCCAGGCTGCGTCCCCGGCTGCGGCCCTGGCTGCGGCCCTGGCTGCGGCCCAGGCTGCGGTCCCGGCTGCGGCCCTGGCTGCGGCGGCACCGTTGCGCGCCGCCTCGATCGGCCCCTCAATAGAAGGCACTTGCGTCATGGACGTTATTTCCGGTAGCTCGCTCAGCGCGTCGGCTTGACTTGTCAATCCAGCGAGACGAAGCCACGCGGGCGTGTGGGTGCGCACAAGCCAGTCGGCCGCCATCATCGACCGCTTCTCGGCCAGAGCCTCATTGCCGCGCGTCCCGATCAGGCGGGGCAGAAACGGCTTGAGAATGGCGTTGCGTTCATCGTCCGGCAGTCCGTCGTTCCAGGCCCGCACGAATGAGGCCAGGACGGGACAGACACACTCGGGGTGATCGGACCACGGCTCGTTCGCCATGTAGGCGATCAATTCAAGCGCGCACCATTTGCCGTCGTCGTTGGCTTTATGTGCGCCGGACAAAAGCGTCACTGTTTCGAAATCGATCGTCCGAAGTTCCATCTTCCCGCTCCCTCTATTGCTTGCCGATGTCATCACTGGTCTTGGGTTGGCGCAGCCGATTGATGCGGCCCTGTAGCGCAAGATCGTCAATTTCCCGCTCCCTCTATTGCTTGCCGATGTCATCACTGGTCTTGGGTTGGCGCAGCCGCTTGATGCGGCCCCGTAGCACAAGAATGTCAACCCGGCGCTTGAATTCCGCGTCATCCATTGCGGTCTTGCGTTGCCGCAGCCGATCGATGCGGCCCTGTAGCGCAAGAATGTCAATGAGGCGCTCCTGTAGCGCAAGCAGGGCAATAGCGCGGCGCTGGTTTTCCGCGTCCTCCATTGCTTTCAGCTGCTTGAGCTTCTGGATTCGGAGGCCGAGCAATTTAGCACGCTGCTTGCCGATGTCATCACTGGCTAGAATCCGCATCCCGGTTGCTACCATCGTTGGCTGATGGCTGGCCGCCGCTGAGCCGGAGACGTAGGAGCAGCTGGTTAGCGCGGCGGCGGCTATCAGTGTGGCGAGGGTTTTCATGTCCTGTCCTCCCGTTGGTGTCTCTTATATATACGGATTATCCGTGCATTCGTCAACGATAAAATCGTATGCGTACGAAAAAATATTGACGGGCATATGGCGCGGCCGTATAGTAAGGCATGGCAACAGCAAATATCATTCAGAAATTCGGCGGCATTAATCCGATGGCGCGGAAGATGACCGAGGCGCTCGGCAAGGCCGTGCCCCCGTCTACCGTTCAATATTGGTCGGAGAGCGGATTCATCCCGGCGCGCAGGCAGGTCGAGGTGATGGAAAGCGCCCGGTTTCACAGCATCGAGCTGGCGCCCGCCGATTTCTTCGAGGTGGCATAGCATGGCGGGCGAGGTTGTTAACCTCCGCATTGCCGAGATTGTTGTGCTGACCGATCTTGATGCCGTGCGGGACTGCTGCATCGGCAATGACAGTCTTTCCCGCGCGATGAGGCGCTCCGGCAAATACACTGGAAACGACTATTACGACCGGGCCGAGCGGGCGTTGTGGGCAGCATGGCGGGCTGGGCATCTGTTGCGGGATGTGGAGCACAGCAAGCCCGGGCGCCCTAAATCGGTCCAAGGTGGACCGATTAATAGCCTCAACCAAATGCTGTCCGTCCACAACCTTGCGAAAGGCACAGCCCACCGTTGGATAGCCATCTCGCATTGCCACGACGAACAGATCGCCGGCTACGTCGGCAAGCAGAAGGACGCGACTAACCCGCTCAAGTGGTCCGATATCGTCAAGCTGGGCAAGGCGAACATGCCGGTCAATGTGCCTGAGATCGGCGACGATTACGAGATGATCCATGCGGATCTGGCTGACGCCGAAGTTGAGCCGGGCAGCGTCGATGTTATCATTACCGACCCGCCATATCCGCGCGAATTCATCGGCGAGTACGGCAAGCTATCCGAGTTCGCGGCGCGCGTTCTCAAGCCGGGTGGGTCGTGTCTCGCGATGGCCGGGCATATATACTTGCCCGAGGTTATGGCCGAGATGGCTAAGCATCTCAATTACCACTGGATAATTTCATACCTGACACCGGGTGGGCAGGCCTCCCAGGTATGGGACAGAAAGGTAATCCCGTCCTGGAAGCCGGTTCTCTGGTTCGTAAAGGGCGAATATGAAGGCGGCTGGCTGGGCGATGTCGTCAAGAGCGATGTTAACGACAACGACAAGGCGCATCATCATTGGGGCCAGTCCGAGAGCGGCATGACGCGACTTGTCGAGCGGTTCTCGAAGCCGGGCGAATTGATCGCCGATCCGTTCGTCGGTGGCGGCACAACTGCTGTCTCGGCGCTAACCCTCGGTCGGCGATTTATCGGGATCGATGTTGACGGCGATGCCGTTGACGAAACGTTGCGCCGTATCGCAGGCTTAATCGGAAACGCCGATGCAAAATGACGAGCTTCGCCGGCAATCAATCTGCCGGCTGAGAGGGCCCTCCCGGTCCTGGGCTAAGGCCCGAACCTCCTTGCTGAAACTCGCCGGGACCGTCGGTGCAAGCCGCAGTCCTGGCGCTCTTTTCATGGTGGTGAGATGAAAGAACTGGATGCATTGATTGCGGTTCTGCGTAATTTGCCAGATGACGAAAAGATAGAAAAAATCAACGTTGCAAAAGAAGCTCTACACGAGGTTAGTCCGTTTTCATCGGAACCGGTTGATTTTGTTCGGTGGGTTCGCGCTGAAAATGTATGGGCCAACGATTACAATCCCAACCAAGTCGCCCCGCCAGAAATGGAGCTTTTACGTCTTTCGGTCGTGGCTGACGGGTATACTCAGCCAATTGTGACGAATGAGGAAGATGGACAGCTTGTTGTGGTTGATGGGTTCCACCGGAGCCGTGTCGGAAAAGAGTGTGATGATGTAAAGCAACGGGTCATGGGGTATCTGCCTGTCGTTCAAATCCGAGCCATTCAAACCGACAAACCAGATCGAATGGCATCAACCATTCGACACAATCGCGCGCGTGGGAAGCATTCTATTGATGGAATGTCACAGATTGTTTTGGAATTAAAGAGACGTAATTGGTCGGATAAGAAAATTGGTGAACAACTCGGAATGGACCCGGATGAAGTGTTGCGGTTGGCCCAGATCACCGGTCTGGCTGAAATGTTTGCAGACCGCGACTTCTCCGAAGCATGGGAGGCGGCGAACGTCAACGAAGCCGACAATCTTGAAGTGTTAGAGGAAGTCAATGAAGAGAGTGTTTAAGAGGGTTGAGGATCTTGAAGAGGCCGCAATGTGGCGGCCCCTTACCGGCATGGCTGGAAAGAAGGCCATTCAACGGGCCGCCGTCTTAATGCAAAGTGCCGAGCGATTTAGAGACGCTATGCATCTTGCCACAAATCGCTGGCCTAATAGTTGTGAGCACAACCTATCATGGTGCGCACAAAACCGGATTGCGTGGTTAGGTCAAGCGGGTTGTTTCGTCGGGGTTCAATCCCCCGAGGCATGCACAAGGCTTGCTTGGCACACATTGACACCCACAGAACATGATCAAGCAAACGCGACAGCAAATGTGGTGTTGCATGAATGGATAAATATAATAACGGGGAGGGAAGATGCCCAAGAAGCCTTTAGGTTTTAATGTTCTTGAAGCTGCGCGCGAGCGCATAGCTTGGACATTCGATAATTTTGAGCGGATTTGTGTGTCATTTAGTGCTGGCAAAGACAGCACTGTAATGCTTCACCTTGTGATGGATGAGGCAATCCGCCGCAATCGAATTGTCGGGGTTCTTTTAATTGACCTAGAAGGCCAGTACAAACTCACGATTGAGCACGCGCTAAATTGCTATAAGCAATATGCAGAGCACATTGAGCCTTATTGGGTCTGCCTTCCAATCCATTTGCGAAATGCGGTCAGTGTGTTCCAAACTCATTGGGTTTGCTGGGAGCCAGAAAAAGACGATGTTTGGATTAGGCGGCCACCAGATATTGCTATTCAAGATCCGATGTTTTTGCCCTTTTTTAGAGAAGGCATGGAATTCGAGGAGTTTGTGCCTGAGTTCGGCGAGTGGTTTTCCCAAGGAAAGCCAACGGCTTGTTTTGTCGGCATTCGAACAGATGAAAGTTTAAATCGCTACCGTACAATTCAGTCAGAAAAAAAGACGCGCTTTGATAACAAACAGTACACAACCCTGGTTCGCGAAAATGTCTATAATGTTTACCCCATATATGACTGGCGAACAGAAGACCTCTGGACGTGGCACGCTCGTAATCCCAATCAGCCTCACAACCGATTGTATGACATGATGCACAAAGCGGGGTTGTCAATTCATCAAATGCGGATTTGTCAACCCTACGGCGACGATCAACGGCGCGGGTTATGGCTGTTTCATTTGATTGAGCCCGAAACCTGGGCTCGCGTTGTGGCTCGCGTTGCTGGAGCCAATAGCGGGGCCCTGTATGTTCAAGAGTGGGGCAACATTAATGGTTATAGAAAAATAACCAAGCCGGATGGTCATACATGGAAATCGTTTGCTCGACTGTTAGTCGAAACCATGCCCCCGAAAACACAAGAGCATTATTCGAATAAAATTCTGATTTTTGAGCGGTGGTGGAAGGAGCGCGGCTATGAAGATGGCGTTCCCGATGCTGCTGATTATCATATGGAAGCGGCTCGGCGGGCTCCATCGTGGCGCCGCGTTTGTAAATCCCTTTTGCGGAATGATTATTGGTGCAAGGGCATCGGGTTTTCTCAACATAAAAGCGGCGCCTACGAACAGTATTTAGATTTAATGCGTCGTCGCAAGGATAAATGGGACGATATGGGCAGTTTGTTTGACTGCATCGAGCCGCCAGCTAAGGCTAAGCAAGACGTGCTGCTATGAAACGCGCCAGTCCCGAGGCTGACCTGCAAAAAACCATCGTTGAATATCTTCGCGTTGCTATGCCTCCTCCGCCGTCCGGCCCATGGTGGACCGCCATAGCCAGCCAGCCCAATGCGTCGGCGAGGCAGGGCAAGCGACGGAAGGACCTCGGCGAGAAGCCCGGTGTTCCTGACCTGTGTTTCATTTTTGATGGCGCGGTTTTCTGGATCGAACTGAAAAGCATTTCTGGCCGGCTAATGGTAACGCAACGCGCGCAGCACGATTTAATTCAGTGGGCCGGCGGGCATGTCCATGTCGCCCGCAGCCTTGAGGATGTCATCGGCATCCTGCGCGCCCACAACGTACCTCTCCGCGCGGAGGCGGCATGAGCGCCCGCCCCAGAGCCCTGGATCTGTTTTGCGGCGCGGGCGGTGCGGCAATGGGCCTTTATCGCGCGGGCTTCGACGTGACCGGGATCGATAGCCGCCCGCAGCCGAGCTATCCTTTTGAATTCATCCGGGCTGATGCCCTTGCCCCGCCCGTGCGGCCGTCCGATTACGACCTGATATGGGCCAGCCCGCCCTGCCAGGCCTACTCGGCAACCCGGAAAATCACCGGGAAGGAATATCCCGATCTCGTGCCGGGCACCCGCGCCCTGCTGGAACGCGGCGGCCGGCCCTGGGTTATCGAGAACGTGCCTGGCGCCCCGCTTCGTCATCCGTTCCGGCTGTGCGGCACGATGTTCGGGCTGGGTGTTATACGGCACCGTATTTTCGAGGCCACCTTCCTGGTTCTCGCGCCCGGATGCGGCAGACACGGGCCCACGAATTCTCACCGTGGATACAGTACCGGGGCCGAATTCGTCTGCGTGGCCGGGAACAACTACCGGCGTGGCGAGGGCGCGCGGGCCATGGGCATCGACTGGATGCGAACCCGCACCGAACTGAGCCAGTCCGTTCCCCCTGCATACAGCGAATTCATCGCCCGGGCCTTTCTCGCCCACAACGTACCGCTACGCGCGGAGGAGGCATGATGGCCGGCGTAACCCTATGGACAGATGAGGCCACCATCCACGCTCTCAATCTGCGCGTGGAAGGCAAGACCTGCCGGCAGATTGCCGCGCTGCTCACCGACCGATTCGGCATGGGCATGGTCACGAAAAATTCCGTGATCGGCCGGTTGTACCGCGTTGGCTGGGTATCCCGCGCCACCGCCAGGCAATATCAAATTGACCGGCGCGCGGCCGAGCTTGAAAACGTTCGCATCGATCAGGAGCGGCTACGGCTATCCCGGCCGGACAAATCCGAGCGCGCCTGTCGTCATGGAACCTGCCGGTACGCACGACATACGGGCTCGGATTATTGCGCGGCCCATCACAGCGAGTTTATCGTTCATCGGGAGAGGGTCGAGGCATGAGGCGCTTGCATCTCACCGAGGACGGGCCATAATGGCGCAAGCGTTGGGCTTGATCTCCCAGCGTGGCACCGGTCGGGTTAGCGAGGTCCCTATCCCTCGCCGCCCGCCGGGCCGGTTTAGATAGGGTTTGCCAATGATCCACAATTTTCATGTCGGACAGAAAGACGAAGCCAAGGCATTGGTGGAACGCTTTCATTTGAGTGTGGGCGGCAGCACGGAAGGACGTGCGGGTTATTCCCTCGTCAGCAGTGAGGCGTGCAAGCCAAAACGAGTGTCAGTGTGGTCCCGCAGAATGACCCGCACCGTGGCACCTATAAGTGGCAGGCGGCTTAGAGGACGTAAGGGTTTGGCGTCCTGTCCGTGGATAACTCTGGTACGACACAATGGCGAGAGCCGGTATCAAGCCCGGCCCGCCCACGCTCAAGCTTCTCATGGGGGCGGCGGGTTCGGCGCACCGAACAGACGGCGGCGCGTTCCGTTCCTCTCCGCGCCGGCTGTCCTGCTCAGACCGGTATCCAATCCGGTCCGCCCCCACCACGGGCCTTCGAAAACGTCGCATGGCACGACATTAAACGACATGGGCGTTTCTCGCGCCTTGTGGAGAGTGTGATGGAATGCTGGAGATGCAACGGCACTGGATTGATTCCTGTTGCCCGCGACCTAATGGCTCGTCCTGCGAAGGAACAGCGCGAATACGAACAGCATTGCGAAGACCTCGGGCAACTTCCGTGCCCCGAATGCTCTCAGCCCGCACGCGGGCACACAGATATGCAGCCCGATGAAGCGGTGAAATAGATGGCATGGGCAGACGAAGAACTCAGAGCGGCTGAAATTATCCACGGACCGGAGCGCGGCAAGTCCGATACCTACCGCCTCCGGGCCGAAGGCAAGTGGCTTGATGTGCCGGGGTGGATGGTCGGCGATGAGAAGATGGCGTTGCTTCGCTTAAAGGCGGCGCGCATTATCCGGGAACGGCTTACGGGCCAAGACGGTAGCTCCGACCGAAAGCGGAGTTTCAATGGCTGATTTTCCAGCATTGCCATTATGGACCGACGCATATTTGTCGGATCTACACCCGCGTCTGACGCTCGAGCAACACGGGTGCATGATCCTGTTAATGCAATTTGCTTGGCGAACGCCGTCCTGCTCATTGCCGGATGATGACGGGCTGATGGCAAGGATGCTCGGCATTACCGAACACCGCTGGAAACAAAAATTAAAGCCCGTTATCGGCTCCTTATGGACGGTGGCAAATGGCCAGTGGACAAACAAACGCCTCACAAAAGAACGCAAATATGTTGAGCAAAACGTCGAGCAAAGGCGCGCAGCCGGACGAGCTAGCGCGTTGAAAAGAAAAGAAACCGTTCCAACGGCCGTTCAACTACCCACACCCACACCCACAGAAGAAGAAGACTCTGTCTCTAACGAGACAGAGGGCGCGCGCGAGATCCAACCAAAGGTGAAAAATGGTGTACGAGGAATCCGGTTGCCACTCGATTGGCAGCCTTCTGCCGACGATCGACGTTTTGCCGCCGGGCTCGGGCTCGCCCCCGACAAAACCGGAGACATCTTCCGCGATTATTGGCTTGCCCAGCCCGGAACCAGGGGCACCAAGCTCGACTGGCCCGCAACCTGGCGCAATTGGTGCCGTCGTGAAGCTGACAGCAACCCTCGACCCAACGGCGGAGGGCATTACCAACCTAGACCGGGCGGTGTATCGAGCTTCGCAATTGCTACTCGGCTCGCGAATGAAGGTTGAGCGAAGAAGCCGCCCTGACTTCTCGGGTGACGATTACACCATCAAGCTCTCGTTGAGCGCTGATCCGATGGTTCTGGCCGAGGCCTTGTCGATCGTTGATGTGGCCTGCCAGCCTCTTGATAACCAGCAGATCCATATGGCGCTTGAAAACCTCTACCATCTCGTCGCTCACCGCAATCCGTCAGGAGACGACCTGGAAGCCCAGCGCCGGGCCTATGCCCATCAATTGAAGGAATGGCCGGCCGACGTGGCGATGTACGTCCTGTCCACTCAGGCCCGAGATGGCCAGTGGTGGCCATCCTGGTTTGAACTGGAGCGGCGCCTTGAAAATGAATCTGCCCGCCGAATGGTTTTGCGCCGGGCACTGAAGCGGAGGGTGGGGTGATGGCCGATATCATCGAAGGCAATTTCATCACAAAACTGGATATCCCGGTGGAGCGAGTATTGCGCCAGGCACAAGAGGCCAACCTGGCGAGTGTCGTTGTTCTTGGATACGACGCTGATGGCGAGGAATATTTCAAGTCATCGATATCTGATGGGGGCACCGTCGTGTGGCTTATGCGCCGTGCGGAGAAGCATCTGCTGGAAATTGGTGACTGAACTGAAACGAAGGGACAGCTAATGGTAGACCTGCTGGCGGCAACCGAACAGCGCACCGACATAAGCCGGTTTAATGACTGGCTACAAAAGGCACAGGTGGGCGACAGATACGAATATCACCGTGGCTTACTGTCGGCTGACCGACCGCCTCCGTTTGCTCGGAATGTGACACCGCGCCAACGGGCTGTTGGTGACATTGCCGATCATGTCCTGCGGTTCGAGGGTCGCGGCATCGTCTACCTCGTCCAGCAGCGGCACATGGCGTTCGACTCGTCATATCTGGCCGTGAAGGCGCCGCGGTGAACCCGCCGAACAGGCGGAATATCCCGAGAGTACCACAGCCTGAAAAGGCTTAGCCAAGCCGAATAGGCTTCCAATGCCCGGATAGGGCATCCCCCCATTAACGTGCGGAGCGCCACTGCGGCTGCTCCGCCTGGACGGAGAATCCTTATGTCAGCCCGAATCTATGGCCTCGATGATCTGCGGGAACGGGGCATCCCTTACTCGGACGTGCACCTCGGTCGCCTGGAGCACGCCGGGAAGTTTCCCAAACGAATAAAGCTCAATCCCGGCTCGGGCAAGCAGGGCCGAAAGGGCTGGAACGCGGACGAGATCGACCAGCACATCGCCGACCTGCTCGGCAAAGTTGAAAAGACGGTCGCTTACAAACTTGTGAATGCTGTGTGATGGGCCTCACCTTGGCAAGACGCCGCGTAAACCGGCATGAGAGGGCGCCCGGCCCTACACCGGAGACGGCGGCCAAGATGGCACAACAGCGTGACAGCGACGGTGTGGTGGACCCCTTGGAGCGGCTGTTGCGCAATGCCTGGGCAGGTCTGTCGCCCGACATAGACACGATGAACCGCAGCATGGCTCAGGACGCGGCGGAGGAAATCGCGGCCGTCTATCTCGCCGTGGTTCGGGATCAACTGGCCAACAACATGAAATTGTCTCGCCAGGACGCGGGGCGATATGAAATGCCCGATCCGCTGGCTCGCGCCCACGCCAGGAAATACTTGCCATGGCAGAAGAAGAACGGAGCGGCCCTGGTATCGGCCGTTATTCGATTGGTGGTGTTGCGCGAGGATGTCGCCCGCCAGGCGCGTCCGTTGGTTGCTGCTGCGCTACTGGGCTATGCGAGGATGCGGTGAAACTGAGGCTTGACACCCACAACAACTTGTGGGCTATTGACCAGTGGGCACCACAAATGCGCCCGCCAGACACCCGCCCGGCATCGTCGCGGCGGGTTTTTCGTGTCCGGAGGTGTGATGCGGACCTACATCGTCTCCGGTTTCGCGCGGTGCGGTTGTCCGGGATGGTGATGTAGATGGACATGCTTGGGGTTTACTCGGCGATGCGCCGGGACATTTTGGCTATTCGGTCTCAAGCAGATCGGATTTCGGCCAGGATCGCGGCGAACACCGTAACCGCTTCGGATTTACACGATGGACTTCGCACCAACGGGTTTGAAGTGTGGTTCACGCGGTTGTCCGTGCTCTGGGATGCGTCTGATGCCTCGGTTGACCTGACCACGCAAGACTACACGTTCCCGTCGGCCAAGCTCACGCAATGGGGTGTCGATCCTGTTGCATTGACGGCGGGGTTGACCGAACGGAGCCGAGCCAAACTGATCGGGTTTTGGCGAGCGGACAAATTGGACGCTGGTTATTCTCCCGCTGCCGATCTGGCCGCCTTGCGCACCTCAATGGCCGCTGCCCGCAATTTTGTCGCGACGAATTACCCGATTGGCGCTGGCGGGCTCGACGAAGGTATCGCCATTGATGCAGACGGCGAGAGGATAACCAAGGTGTTCTCGGCCGGCGAGATGACTGCTCTCGGCCCGCTGCTGGACGATACGTCGGCGAAGTGCGCGCCGTTACTGGCCTAGATCATGGCGGCGGCGGTCCAAGCTTCGACCCAGGCGGCGAACGCATCCGAGAACCTATCTATAAACATCAACAAGCCGACCGGGACAGTTGATGGCGATCTACTTGTTGCTGTTATTTCGTTGGCTTCTGGTGACTACGGCCCTGGTTGGGATAAAGCCGATTGGCCTGCCACGACGGATGATGCGGACGCCGGATCGTATGCGTTTACGCTTTTGAACGAACAGATTTACGGATCAAGCACCCTCTCGGGTGAAGTTGCATACCGCAACGCCGGGGCGTCGGAGCCGTCAACCGGGTATCGGGTACACGCGACGGCCTCTTCCGGCGGCGATGAAAATGCCATCGTGATGTTAAGGATCGACGGGCACACCGGCAATCCGACCACGACCGGAGCAAATGGTTCGAGTACCGCACCAGATCCGCCTAACCACACTGGTTCTACCGGCCTGTGGTTGGTTGGGATTTCGGTGGATTCCGGCAGGACGGTCACTACCGAACCGACCAGCTACACGGTGCTGCAAGAGGCGGTTGCGACCTCCCAGGTAACGACCTGGATTGGAGACCACGACACCGCAAGTCAGGCCTCGCCGCAGAACCCTGGAACTGCGACGATAACCAGCACGCCGTGGTGCGCTTGGACGATCAATGTCGCTGATGGTGCTGCTGCCGGTTTGAGCATCCCGGTCGCCATGCAGGCCTACCGCCAGCGTCATCAATCGGTGGTCTAAATGCCCTTTTTAAGACAAAGCACATCACAAGTAGTCCGGTTCGGGCCGTGTCTGGACATCGATGATGGCGTGACAGAGGAAACCGCGCTCACTCTGGCTCAGGCCGATATGCGGCTTTCCAAGGATGGTGGGGCATTTGCCCAGAAAGGCACGGCGGGCAATGCGACGCATGATAGCGACGGATGGTATTCGACGACCTTGAGCACGACCGACACCAACACGGTCGGCGAGTTGATCATGAACGTACATCAGCCTGCTAACATGCTCCCGGTGTGGCTGCGCTGGTGGGTGATCGAGGAGGCAATATATGACCTGTTGTATGGCGCGGCAGCGACGGGCTTAGTCACCCTGGCCGCCGCGACACATACCGGCGCGGTGATCCCGACCGTGACAACGCTTACGGGCCACACTGCGCAGACTGGGGATAGCTACGCGCGGATCGGCGCCGCTGGTGCCAGCCTGACCGCGATCAACCTACCCAATCAGACGATGGATATTACCGGCGACATCACCGGCAATGTGTCCGGCTCGGTCGGCTCTGTCACCGGCAACGTGGGCGGCACCGTCAACGGCCTGACCGCAACGGCGCTGGCGGATTTTTTCGACACCGACTCCGGGGCGACTTATGCCGGGGCCGCCGCAGGCTCGGTGGTCAAGGAAATGGCGGACAACGCGGGCGGTGCGGCACTGACAGAAGCCGGCATAGCCGATGCGGTGTGGGACGAGCTGCAATCCGGTCATGTCGCCGCCGGCTCGTTTGGGGAAGTCGCGACCGAGGTAGCCTCGATCCTGGTCGATACGGGCACGACACTGCCCGCCTCGATTGCGGTCATAGATACCAATGTGGACCAGATCGAAGCGGCGGTAATAACGAACGCGGCGGGCGTGGATGTCGCGGCTGACATTATCGCGCTCAAGGCGGAAACGGTCCTGATCGTTGCCGACACGAACGAGCTACAGACCGATGATATTCCGGGTGCGATAGCGGCTCTCAACGATCCTACCGCCGCAGCCATTGCCGACGCTGTCTGGGACGAAGACGCAACGGCGCACCAGGCCGGGGGCACGTTCGGCCAAGCCATCGGCGACCCCGGCGCGAACACCGAAACGATGTACGACGCGGTCGTTACCGATGCCGCCGGCACGAATGTCGCGGCTGACGTTGTCGCCGTGAAGGCTGAGACCGCTCTGATCCTGACGGACACCGGCACTACGCTTGAGACCCATCTGACCGATATCAAGGGCGGCACGTTCTCCGGCGCCACGGACAGCCTGGAGGCGGTACGAGACCGCGGCGATGCGGCCTGGACCACGGGCGCCGGCTCGGGCCTTACGCCCCTAGCAAGCGGCACGGCACAAGGCGGCACGGCATCTACGATCCAGCTTGCCTCCGGCGAGACATTCGCCAATGACGAACTGAACGGCAACGTCGCCAAGATCCACACTGGGACCGGCGCCGGACAAGCCAGGGTCATCACCGATTACGCCGGCGCCACCGACACCGCCACGGTTTCGCCGAACTGGATCACCACTCCTGACGCCACCAGTCAATATGAGGTGGTCGAGGGCTCCGCCAACATTACGGTGGTGTCGAACGTGGCCGAGGATCTGCCCACGGCGACGGCACTAGCCACCGTGGATGGCAATGTCGATCTGATCCTGGTCGATACCGGCACGACCTTGCAGGGCGAGCTTGACGCCATTCAGGCCGCCGTCATCACCAACGCTGCTGGGGCCGATATTGCCGCCGACATTATTGCGGTCAAGGCGGAGACGGCCTTGATTGTGGCCGACACCAATGAATTGCAAGGCGACTGGGTCAATGGCGGGCGGCTGGACTTGTTGCTCGACGCCATCCCAACGACGGCGATGCGTGGGACTGATAACGCGGCAACGGCGACGGCGCTGGCTACCGTGGACGCCAATGTCGATCTGATCCTGGTAGATACCGGGACAACCCTACAGGCCGAGCTTGATGCTATTCAGGCGGCTGTCATCACTAATGCGGCTGGAGTCGATGTCGCGGCTGACATTATCGCACTCAAGGCGGAAACGGCCTTGATTGTGGCGGATACCAATGAGCTTCAGACCGACAACGTGCCGGGCCTGATCGCCGCTCTCAACGACCCGACCGCTGCCGCCATAGCGGATGCCGTGCTCGACGAGGCCCTGTCCGGCCACGTCACGGCGGGCACCTTGGGCAAGGCGGTGGCCGATGTCGAAGTCGATACCAACGAGCTACAGGGTGACTGGGTCAACGGCGGCCGGCTCGATCTGATCCTTGACAGCCGCATGGCCGAGGCCTCGATCAACACCACGGCCGGCGCGGTCGATAGCGTCACCCTGGTCGCGACGACGACCACGAATACTGACATGCGTGGCACCGACAGCGCGGCCCTGGCCAGTGTGTCCACCGAGGCCAGACTTGCTGAGCTCGACGCGGCCAACCTGCCGGCTGATGTAGACAATATCCTCACAGATACGGGCACGACACTGCCCGCCTCGATAGCCGCCCTGAACGACATTGCGGGTGCCGATGTCCTGACCCAGGTAAACGCGGCGCTGGACACGGCTATAGCCGAGCTTGGTGTGGCCGCTCCAGCCTCGACACCGACGATCCGCACGGCATTGATGCTGATGTATATGGCGATGCGAAACCGGCTGAACGTGCAGACCAGCGGCACCGATGCGCTGGAGATATACAACAACGCCGGCACCTTGATCGCCAAGAAGCTGCTGACCGATGACGGCTCGGATTACTCCGAGGCTAAAATGACGAGCGGCTGATGGATTCGAAAGAGAAGCGTCAGAACGTCATCGGTGTGGGCCGGCCCTGGATGCGCAATCACTTCCCGGTCGCCGTGCCCGATACCGAGTGGCGTGCCGCGTCGGGCCTGTCGTATGGCGCGAACGGGCTTACGGGGTCGCCGGTGGCGAAACAAGATGTCGCGAGCTTTGTCCAAATGTCCCGCCGCCGCCGGCTCTGACATAAAAGGAACTGATATGGCAACCAACACCGCCGCGATAGTGAGCCGTCGCCGGCCGCTGAGCGTAACCGATCTAGCGCTCCTCATCGCGCATCCAAAGGAAGTAAAGCTGATTGCGGAGGGCATCGGCTTGCGTCTCGACGAAGCGCTGGCAGCTGAGGCCAAGATGCGAGGCGAGTTGACCCGGGACCGTGTCAAGCTTGACGCGGAGCGAAAGGCGTTCGAGAAAAGCATGGCGCCGCGCGAGGCGGAAGCCCGGCTGAGCGCGGAGACAGCGGAGGCGAGGTCGCTGCGCGCCGTGGCGCAACAGGCCAGCGCGACACAAGCCCTGGCGGCCTTGGCGTCGGCCGAAGCGGAATCCGTCGAGCGCATTCGGCAGGATAAGGGCGAGTCCGACACCCGCAATCGCGGCCTTGATGCAATCGCCAAGCGCTTGGATAAGGAAGAGGCCGCGATCGAGGCGCGCGAACAGGCTGTAACCGAACGCGAGCGTCGAATGCACGAAGCCCAGCGCGCGCTCGCGCCTATCATGGAGGGCTGAAGCCATGCCCGTATTCACAGCGAGCTTTGCCGGCGTTGCCGCCGCCGCCGCTCAAGACCTGTTCGAAATCACGGCACCGACCAATTACAAGGTAGCCATCCGCCGAATCGTTCTCGGTCAATACACGGATTTTGGGGATGCCGCCGCCGAGTTGCTGTCCCTGCTGATCGTGCGGGGCCATACCACGGCCGGATCGGGTGGCACTGCGGCGACACCGGCCAATCTGGACAGCCAGGGACCGAAGGCATACGCCACGGTCGCGGTCAACAATACGACAATCGCTTCGGCTGGCACCGGGGTTAATGTCTGGGCCGATGCCTGGAACGTCGCGGCCGGTTACGTCTACCCCGCGGCCTTCCCGCCCGTCACCCTTCAGCAACCGCAAAAGGCACGCTTGATCATCATGCACCCCGGCGAAATATTGGCAGTACGTCAATCACTCCCGGTGGACTCGCTGACGATGAATGGCACCATTGAGTGGGAGGAGCTTCCCAAATGACGAGGGCGCTACACCGTCTTGAGCCGACCGAACATATGGTGGGGACGGATCGGACCATTGTCATCTCGCTTTATGACACCGCCGGAGCGGATCTGTCGGTGGCCGGCGCAACGGCATCATGGACGCTCTACCGCGCCCGCCCGCGCAATCGAACCCGCCCAACCAAGGGCACGGCGGTTCTGACCAAGACATCGGCGGCCAGTCAGATCACCCTAGCAACCGGCTCCGCCACGGTAGCTGTAGCCGATACCGACCTGTCGCAGAAATCCGGTGATTACTGGCAGACCATCCTGATCACGGATTCGGGTGGCGATGTGTTGAATCAAGGCGCCGGGCCGGTGCTGCTGCGCGCGGGGCTATCATAAGATGCAAACAGGTGTCGGAAATCGCCAGGCCAATATCGATGGCCCAACGGTATCTTTGCGCGATCCGGTAAATCCCGATTATGTGGGGTTGAATTAATGCCGGCTGGCAGGCCAAGCGGGTACGATCCGAGCATATGCAAGGGTGTAGTAGAACTCGGCCGCGAAGGCATGGGTAAGGCGGAGATCGCATATGAGTTGGATATTTCACGCCCAACGTTAGACGACTGGATGGCCAAACACGAGGAATTCCATTACGCCGTTACGCGTGCACTGGGCTTGAGCGCCGGCTGGTGGGCCAAACAAGGCCGTCTCGGCATTCACTCCCGCGAGTTCAACTCCAATGCTTACAGCCTCCAAGTTCGCAACAGGTTCCCGGGCGAATGGCGTGACAAGCAGGTTCAACAACACACTGGCAACATCACCGTGATGACCGGCGTACCCCCGCGCGATGGCGAGCCAGACAGAGATTAGGACCGGTTACTGGCCGCGTCCTCTGCAAGCCGAGATCCATCGCAAGTTAAAGCGATTCAATGTCCTGGTGTGCCATCGCCGGTTCGGCAAGACGGTGATGTGCATCGCTGACCTGGTTGATCAGTGCCTGCGCTGCGAAAAGGAACGCCCGCGCTTCGCTTACATCGCGCCGCTGTACCGACAGGCCAAACAGGCTGCATGGGATTACCTCAAGGCATACACCGAGAGCATCCCTGACGCGGTGGCCTACGAAAGTGAGCTGCGCGTCGACATGCCCAACGGCGGCCGGCTTCAGTTGTTCGGGGCCGACACGCCGGATGCGTTGCGCGGCATCTATCTCGACGGCGTGGTGCTCGACGAATACGCCCAGATGAGCCCTAGGATGTGGGCCGAGGTGGTTCGTCCCGCCCTGGCGGATCGCGAGGGCATGGCGATCTTCATTGGCACGCCAAGGGGCCGTAATGCCTTCTGTGAGTTGTACGAGGATGCCGAGTCCGGCAAGGCCGGTCCCGACTGGTTCGGTGCGCTGTTCAAGGCCAGCGAGACAATGATCCTGCCACAGGCCGAGCTCGAAGCGGCCGAGCGTGACATGGGCGATGACGAGTACGCCCAAGAGTTCGAATGCAGCTTCGAGGCCGCGATCAAGGGCGCTTACTACGGCGCGCTGATGTCGAAGGCCACCGCGGAAGGCCGCATAGGCGTCGTGCCTTACGAGACTGGATTGCCCGTCGAAACGTGGTGGGATCTGGGCATCGGCGACTCGACGGCGATTTGGTTTGCCCAGCGGACGGGCCGGGAAGTTCGGCTGATCGACTACTACGAAGCGTCGGGCGAGGGGCTGGCCCATTACGCCAAGGTCTTGCAGGACAAGGGCTATGTGTATGGCCGTCACATCGCGCCGCACGACATCACGGTTCGCGAGCTCGGCAGCGGGCAGAGCCGCAAGGACACCGCCGAGAAACTGGGCATCAGGTTCGAGGTGGTCTCGCTATCCGGTGTTGACGATGGCATTCAGGCGGTTCGCGATCTTCTCCCGCGCTGTTGGTTTGATAGGAGCAAATGTGCCCCAGGCATCGAATGTCTTCGCCAGTACCGCAAGGAATGGAACGAGCGATTGAATAATTTCCTCGACAAGCCGCGCCACGACTGGGCGAGCCATGGCGCGGATGCGTTCCGCTATGGCGCCACGGCACGGGATCGGGTGAAGGTTGATCTGGCGAATATCGATCCGCGCATCCGTCGTGGCAGTGGCAAGCCACTGGCCTGGCAAAGCATCTGACATGCCTGAATCCATTGCCAACCGCCCCCTACCGGACGAACCGATCGGCGGGGAGAACAAGGATGTTCTGGCCACGGCGAAGGAGCGTTACGACAAGGCGATCAAGGCCGATCAGGAAAACCGCAAATGGGCTTTGGAGGATCTGAATTTCGCCTCGGGCGAACAATGGGACCAGACGGCACGGGATGAGCGGCTTGAAGACGGCCGGCCGATGTTCACCATCAATCGGATGCCGCAGTTCGTCCGGCAGGTCACGGGCGACATCCGGCAGTCCCGCCCGGCGATCAAGGTTCGCCCGGCCGATGATGTCTCCGATCAGGCTATCGCCGATGTCTTCTCCGGGCTGATCCGGCATATCGAGGCGGCTTCGGATGCGCCCACGGCCTATCAGACGGCGGCTGAATCCTCGGCGGGTTGTGGGATAGGGCACTTCCGGGTGCTGACCGAGTATTCCGATGACGACACATTCGAGCAGAACATCCGAATTTCGGAGATCATCGATCCGTTCGCGGTGACCTGGGACCCGTCGTCACGCAAGAAGACCCGCGAGGATGCGCGGTACTGCTTTGTCGAGGAAAGCCTGGACATCGAGACGTTCAAGGCGCGGTACGCAGATGCGTCAACGACAGGCTGGGACTTGGCGACCGACCAGTCCGTCGTTGGGTCGTGGGTTACTCGCGACGAAGTGAGGATCGCCGAATACTGGACCAAGGAGAAGACCAAGGCGACGTTGGCGCTGCTGGAGGATGGCCGCACGCTGGATGTGACCGGCCTGCCCCAGTTCGATGGCCGTTATTTCAACGCCGACGGCTCGCCCTTGCCGGTACAGCGCGTCCGCGAGGTGATGATCGATCGGATCGAATGGCGGCTGATCACCGGTATGGAAGTGCTGGAAGGCCCGCACGCATGGCCGGGCAAGTACATTCCGATTATCCCGGTGCTGGGCGAGGAAATCCACGTCGGGCCGAAGACCATCCGCGCCGGCGTCATTCGGTACGCGAAGGATGCCCAGCGGCTCTACAACCATTGGCGCACGGCCCAGACCGAGCAGATAGCGCTTCAGCCCAAGGCGCCGTTCCTGGTTACGGCCGTGAATATCCAGGGCTACGAGTCGATCTGGAAAGACGCCAACCGCCGCAACCTGCCCTATCTGCCGTGGGTGCCGGACCTTGACAATGCCGGAGCGCCCCCACAGCGCAACGTGCCGCAGATGGGTTCGCCCGGCATGGCCGAAGAGGTCATGCTCGCGGCCGAGGACATGAAGGCCACCACGGGCATATTCGATGCCGGGCTGGGCGCGAAGTCCAACGAGACATCGGGCAGGGCGATCTTCGCGCGCCAGCAGGAATCGGACATCTCGACATCGGGTTACATGGAAGGACTGGCCCGCGCGATCCGGCAGGCCGGGCGCATCCTGATCGATCTGATCCCGCGCATTTACGACACGCCGCGGGTGGTGCGGATCTTGAACGAGGACGAGACCACCGACTTCGTGCCGCTCAATCAGGCGTTCCAGGACAGGAAGACCGGCAAGGCTCTCAAGCACGATGTTTCTGTTGGTAAGTACGACGTGGCGGTAACGACCGGGCCGAGCTTCACCACCAAGCGCATGGAAGCCGCCGGCACGATGATGGAGTTCATCCGTGTCGCGCCGCAGATCGCGCCGCTGATCATCGACCTGGTGGCTCGCAACCAAGATTGGCCAGGTGCCGATGAGATCGCCAAGCGCCTGCGCAAGACATTGCCGCCCGGACTGGTTGAGCCCGAGGAAGGCGAGGAACCACCTCCACCTCCGCCGCCTGATCCCGCCGCGCAGATGACGGCCATGAAAACGGCCGCTGATGTGGAGAAGACCCAGGCCGAGACCGAGAAGATCGAGGCCGAAATCGAGCAGGTCGAGGCGGAAACGTCCAAGACCGAGGTTGAGATTGTCGCAATCGCTCGCGGCGACCAGGCCAACTAACCCTAAATCGGTCCAAGGTGGACCGATTAATAGCCCCTTTGGTCGGCAGCCCAGCGTTGGACCGCCGAGATCCTCCCCACCCTGAAAAGGACAGAACATGCCCGACGAGCCGACCGAAGAGATTTGGTTCGACCCGATTCATGTGGAGCAATCCGCGCCATTGATCGACGACCCGGCCGAGACCTCGGACCCGGTCGAGGAAGTGCCCGCTGTAGAAGCGGAGCCGGTCGTGGAGCCGGTCGTGGAGCCGCCCGAACCCGTGGCTGAGACGGCCGAAGAGGCAAAGCCACCGAACCGCCGCGCACGCCGCGCGGCCGATCCCGAGGTGCAGGCCCGCGCGATGCGGGCGCTGGAGGCCGAGCAGGCTCGACAGGCCGGGGAACTGGTCAAATTGCAGCCGGTGGAAGCCGATCCATTACTGGTCACGCCGAACATCGATGACTATCATGACCCCGAGGAATGGGCAAAGGCCTACGCCGCGCATACCGAACAGGCTGTAACACGGCGCTTTGAGCAGGCCGAGCAGGCGAGAGCGCAACAGGCTGAACATATCCGGCAGCGCACTGTCATTGAGGCATTCCGCGAGCGCGAAGAGGGCGCGCGTGACCGTCGTGGCGATTATGACGCGGTGGTCTATGCCGAGGGCGTGAACATTTCGCCGGAGCTGGCCGAGCAGATAGCAATATCCGATGTCGGCCCGGAGATCGCTTATCGCGTTGCTCAAGATGCCGACCTTATGGCGCGACTGGCAGAGATGCCGGAGGTCGCCGTCGCCCGAGAAATCGGCAAGCTCGAAGCCACCATCGCCGCAGAGGCGACACCGGCCCCAGCGAATAGCGGGCCGACAGACAAAGACGACCCCGGCGCGGACAGCGTGGCGGTCGTCGCAGAACCCGCGCCCGCAAGGCGCCCCGTAACCAATGCGCCACCGCCGATCACGCCCGTTGGAGGCGGCTCGGCCCCTGCCCGTAATCCCGAAAACATGGATTACGACGAATTCAAGCAGTGGCGCGCAAATGGAGGCGGCCGATGAAGGCCGTTAGCACATGACCCAATCACTTCTCACGCCGACGGTCATCGCCAAGGAAGCGTTGATGCAGTTGGAAAACAACATGGTGATGGCCGCACTGGTCCACCGTGACTACAAGAAAGAGTTCGTCAAGATCGGCGACAGCGTTACCATTCGCAAACCGGTCAAGTTCTCCGTCACGGATGGCGCGACGCGGACCAATCAGGATGTCGAGGAAGGCTCGACCTCCATCACCATCAACCAGCGCAAGCATGTATCGTGGGGCTTCTCGACCAACGATCTGACGTTGTCGATCCAGGAATACAGCGAGCGCTACATCACCCCGGCGATGATTTCCCTGGCCAACAACGTCGATGCGGCCCTGTGCGGGCTGTATTCGTCGGTGCCGACCTGGGTGGGCACGCCGGGCCAGACGATCAACTCGTTCGCCGACTTCTCCGTCGGTGCGCAGCGTCTGGATGAGATGGCGGTGCCGAAGAGCGGCCGTAACGCCGTTCTTTCCCCGGCCGATTACTGGGGCATGGTCGGCAATCTGACGGGCCTGGCGATCGATGCCAATTCCACGTCGGACAAGGCGTTGAAGCAAGGCCTGATCACCCATAACATCGCCGGCATCAACATGGCGATGGATCAGAACGTGAAGCGCCATACCGTTGGCGTCGGGACCGGCACGCCGCTGACCGATGGCGGCTCACAGGAGGTCACATACAACGCCTCCCTGACATCGTTCCAACAGACCCTCGTAACGGACGGCTGGACAACGGCGGTAACGCTCGCCGCCGGCGACGTGATCACCATCGATACGGTGTTCGCGGTCAACCCGGTGTCCAAGGAGACGTTGGACTTTCTCCAGCCGTTCACCCTGGTCTCCGCCGTGACGGCGAATGCCACCACTACCGCGGACACCACCTTGACGATCACGCCTCCGATCATCGTTGCGGGGCCGTATCAGACGGTGTCCACCTCGCCCGCCGATGGTGCGACGATCAACTATATCGGCACGGCATCGACGGCCTATCCCCAGAACCTCGTGTTCCACAAGAATGCGTTCGCTCTGGTGACGGTGCCGTTGGAAATGCCGGATTCAGCGGGCTGGAAGGCCCGGGAGTCCCGTAACGGGCTCAGCGTCCGGTTGGTGAAGTTCTACGACGGCGATAACGACGTTGAGTACATCCGCGCGGACATCTTGTACGGGGTACAGACGATTTATCCCGAACTCGCCGCCCGCATCAGCGGTTCGGCATAAGGAGCCTGAGCAATGGCACTTACCACAGCTAACATTCGTGCCTTGGGTGGACACGACACGGCCGGCGGCCTTCGCTTCGGCCATACCGCCACGACCAAGGTGGCCTTCTTCGGGGCGACTCCGGTGGTTCAGCCGGCCAGTGTGTCACAGGGCGTGGTGACGGCGACCGCCGTGACGGCGGTCAATACAACCGCGACCATCACTACCGCGGCGCACGGCTTTGCCACCGGCACTCAAGGCGATGCCTTGGTGACCCGTGTCGCGCAGCTTCAGGTCGATTCCGCCGCCACGACCGTACTCGTGAACCAACTGCGCGCGGAGCTCGTCACTCTTGGTCTCATAAGCGGCGCCGCTTGATGCCCAACACTTTCTGCGCGAGGGGGGAGTCCAGTGGCTCCCCCCACGTTTTTCTGGCGGTCCCTTCCTACGGGCCGGTTCCGGTCGGGACCGTATATTCCCTATGGAATGGGCAAACCGCTTTGCGCGCGGCGGGGATCAGGGTGGATTTGCAGTTCATGGCTGGGCATTGCCACGTTGATGATGCCCGCAATGATCTGGTCCGGTCGTTTCTCGAAACCGACGCCGAGATGATGATCTTCATCGACGCCGACATCGGCTTTGATGCGTTGGATTTGGTTAAGCTCGTACAGCACAACCGCGACATCGTGGCCGGCGTGTACCCGCTCAAGCAGTCGCCCGAGGGGTTCCCCGTCCGCCTCATCGAGGGTGAAATATGGTCGGACGTTGATGGTCTGGTCGAGGTTGAGGGTGTCCCGACAGGGTTTCTGAAAATCAACCGCAAGGTGCTTGAGCTTCTGGATTCGGAGGCCGAGCAATTTAGCACCCGGAAGGATCTTCCCGGTGCCCGCAAAATGTCCGTAATTTTCGAGCGCGCGGTTATCCAGGGCAGCCGGTGGTCCGGGGATTACAATTTTTGTCGCAAGGCGCGCGCCTTGGGCTATCAAATATACGTCGATCCGTCGATGGAGTTCGCGCACTCTGGAGAAAATTTCTGGTCTGGATCGCTCGGTGCATATTGGCGTCGTGTCCATGGTGTCGCCGATCAGGCTTTCGCCGATGCGCTGGACGCGGTGCGTGCAGGCACCGAGGGGCCAAAGGACTATCTCGCCCTTGCCGAGAAATGGGGTAATTCTCCGTGGACGGCCGGCGACGGCCTGCTATCGGCCTGGATCGAGCTCGCCCGCGATACAACCGGCCCGATCCTTGAATGCGGCGCCGGATTATCGACGCTACTCGCGGCCGCCGCCAATCCAGAGGTGGAGGTGTGGGCGCTGGAGCATGACGCCGAATGGGCGGTGCGGGTCAAGGCAGCAGCGGAACAACACGGATTGTCGAATCTGACTGTTTTGACCACGCCGATCATGGACGGTTTTTACGCCATCCCCCCGGCCCCATCGTCTCATCATTCCGCGGCGATGCCACGGCAGTTCTCGCTGGTTCTCGTCGATGGCCCGCCGCGCGGCGAGGGGCAAAACGATCGTGGCGGATTGATCCGCGCCGGGCTTGATCTTGACGACGCAATCGTTGTCTGGGACGACCTGGATCAGGGCGTGATGAACGATATGGTGCGCGCGACCTGCGCCTATTACGGCGTGGAGCCGCATATCTTCAATCATCCGACGAAGAATTTTGCGATTGCCCGGTTTGGCGCTTTCCAGGCGGAGGCGGCGGAATGAAGCACGTCTATATCGCCAGTCCGGTTCATTCGGGCCAGGTCTGCGTCGAATACGTCAACAGCCTGATGAACACCCTGCCGCATTTGGCCCAGAACGGGGTTGCCTACACCCATGCGTTCATCATCGGTAATGCGCTAGTCCACGACGCGCGCAACCGGTTGGTGGCGTGGTTCCTGGAGACCGAATGCACCGAGATGTTGTTTATCGATGCGGATATAGGCTGGCAGCCCGAGGATGCGTTGCGGCTAATCCGATCGCCGCATGATGTGATCGGCGGCGCCTATCCGCAGAAGCGCGACGATCGCGAATTGTACAATGTCGCGGGGCTGAAGCCCGGACCGACCCGATTGCTCGAATGCGACTATCTGGGGACCGGGTTTCTCAAGATAAGCCGCCGGGCGATCGAGAAGCTGATCGAGGTCCACGCCGATAAGCGCTACGGCGACCCGCACGGGAAGCGGTGTTACGGGCTGTTCGAAACGCCGATCGAGGGCGGCAAGCTTACCGGCGAGGACGCGGAGTTCTGCCGGCGCTGGCGGGCGACTGGAGGCAAGGTGTTCATCGATCCCGACATGACCCTGCACCACGTCGGACAGAAGCCCTACCGGGGGAATTTTGGTGAGATGATCAGTAAGGCGGAGGCAGCCGAATGACCACGGCAACCACACTGATTACCGACGCTTTGAAGATTTCCGGGGTGTCTCCATTTGGTGTGACGCCATCCTCCGATGACTCGGCTTCCGGTCTTCGCAGCCTGAACGACATGCTACACGGATGGGCGAAGACGGGGATCGATCTCGGTCATATTACTCTCGTGTTGACCGACACGATGCGGGTGGATGATTCCTATCTTGAGGGCATCAAATACAACCTCGCCGCACGGCTCGCGTCCGATTACGGGCTACCGCTGCCGTCGCAGGCCATGGTGATCGCACAGGGCGCGCTGAGAGCGTTCCGGGCGCATACCCTGGAATTCGACGATGGCGCGAAGGTTGATACCGCCTTGCAGGCCCGCCATACCTTGCGAACAGGTTTCTACAACATCGACGAGGGCTAGATGTCCGTCACGCTCTACCGCATTACCCCGAATTCGGCGTTTTCGGGGGCCAAGCTCTACACCTATGAGCCCGGCACGACCACGGCCAAGAGCACCTATCCCACGCAGGATGACGCAACGGCGCTGACCAACGCGAATGCAAATCCGGTGGTGCTCGATTCGGCCGGCTATGCCCAGGTGTGGCTGTCCAATCAGTACAAAATGGCGCTGAAGTCCTCGGACGACGCGACGACGTATTACACCGAGGACGAGGTCGGCGATCTGGCGGGCACGAATGCGCTGCCAAAGCATTACATCGCCGATCTCGCGGTCACGATCGGGACCGACACGGATCACGATGTCGATATAGCGGTGGGCGAGGCTAGGGACGCCGACGATTCCGTCGACATAACGGTCTCCAGCACCATCACGGTGGCGATCGATGGCGCGGCGGGCTCGAACGCGATCGATACCGGCACGGTGGACCCCAGTAGGTTCTATTATGTGTGGCTGATCGATGATTCCTCGGGCACGAACAGTCCGGCCGGGGTATTTTCACTTTCCGCGTCGTCGCCGACCTTGCCGACGGGCTACGACAAAAAACGCATCGTCGGTTGGGTTTTTACCGATGGATCGTCCAATATCGGCGAGGTGCTAAGGGCGGACCGGCGGCTGTTGACCAGTCCGATCGCGGATTTCGGATCGTGGTCTCTGCTCGACAGCCAGACCGCCAGCACGTCGGCGAGCCTCGACCTTGTCAACGGAATTGACGGCACCTTCGATGCGTATGTGCTGGTCTTGAACAATATCTTGCCGGCCACGGATGGCGTGGGGCTCGAACTGAGGCTGTCCACCGATACCGGGAGCACATGGAAGACTGGTGCGAACGATTATGAGTACGCCCTGGACTATGTGACCTCGGCGGCCGGGACGGCGAATTCCGTCAGCGCGGGGGCTACCCATATCCTGATCAACCGGGCAGGCGGCACGCTCGGCAGTGCTGCCGGCGAGGGGCTATCGGGGACAATCCAGATATTCAAGCCGAGCGTGCGAACCCCGAAGGTTGAATACGCGGTGACCTATCTCAGCAGCGCGGCCACCCCGGAACTGGATCGCGTGCGCGGCGGGGGAACCTATAACGGCGGGGCCGAAACCTTCAATGCGTTCCAGCTCATCATGTCCTCGGGCAATATCGCCTCGGGCGATGTGGCTCTTTACGGCCTGCGGAAGTAAGGGGTCTATCATGCCGTTCACGATAAATGACGTAGGCGAGCGCCCCGGTCGAGCGCCGTTAAGTGACGCCGAAAAGCAGGAGATCGCCGACAGGTGGAATGCTAATGAGGCCGCGCAAATAGCCGGACGCGCCAACCCAACGGTAATTTTGGAAGACAAGATTGACGCCTTGATGGAGGCGGCGGGACCGGCCGTTGCTGCCCGCGCGGCGGCTATCGCCAAGGAAAAGCGCGGCGGATGAGAATCCCGTTCGTCGGGGCATCAAACACCAGCCGGTCGGTCAATTCATCGGTTGATGCGACAATCAATTTTATTCCCGAGGTCGACCCGCTGGCCAAGTTCCCGGTTCGGCTGCTGCCTCGCCCCGGTCTGCTGAGTTTTGCCAACGCCGGGTCGTCCGGCAACCGGGGCCAGATCGCCTGGAACGGGGCGGGCTACGCGGTGATCAGCGATACGCTCTGGAAGCTCACCACGGCTGGCGTGGCAACCAGTATTGGTACGATCGGCACGGTATCGGGCAATGTCAGCCTTGCGGGCGGCCGGTCCTACATGATGTTCGTCGATGGCACCGATGGCTGGCATTACGACGGCACCACGTTGACCAAGATCACCGATGTAGATTTCCCGACCGCGCGGGTGGTGACGTGGATCGATAATTATTTCATCGTCGATGATGCCGATAATGACGGCCGGATGTATCGGTCCGATGCGAACGATCCTACCGCCTGGGGTTCATTGAACTTCGCCACGGCCGAGCGCAACCCGGACGGGATTACCTCGCTACAGCGAGTTGGGCAGCAGCTTTTCGTGATCGGCGAGACCACGACGGAGGCTTGGTACAACGACGCCTCGGAAGGGTTCTCGTTCGTTCCGATGAGTGGCGCCATGACCGATGTCGGCGCGGTCGGGCGGTTCGCGGTCAAGGAAGCCTCCGGGCTGTTGTTCTGGATAGGCCAATCCGAAGAGGGCCAGGGCGCGGTGTTCCGTTCCGCCGGGCTCCAGGGCGCGGCCGTATCGACACCGGCCATCGAGCGGGAGATCAACGCCGGCACGGATCTGGCGAACGCCACGGCCGACGTCGTCTACCTCGAAGGCCATCTGATCTACCTGCTGCATGTCCCTGGCGGGAAGACCCTGGCGTTCGATCAGCAGACCGAGCAATGGCATGAATGGAAGAGCTACGGCCGGTCGGATTTCCGGGGCCGCAATGCGATTCATATCAATGGTACGACGTATTTCGGGGATGCCGAGGGCTCGAACTTCTTCAAGCTGGACTGGGACACCCATACCGATCAGGGCGGCCCGATAGAGCGCATTCGCCGGGACCGGCATATCCACGCCGACAGACGGCTGTTGCGGCATCGCAGGTTGGAGATCGAATTCGAGGCCGGTGTCGGAACCGCCAGTTTGGACCCGCAGGCGATGATGCGGTTTTCCGACGATGGCGGCCATCAATGGTCGCCCGAGCTATGGCGCGGCATCGGCAAGGTCGGACAGTATAAGAACCGCTCGCTGTGGAACGGGCTGGGCTCGTCCAGGGACCGGGTTTATGAGATCAAGATCACCGATCCGGTCAAGGCGGTGCTGATCGGCGGGTATCTGGAGGTCGAATAATGCCAACGACATTCAAGTTCCTGTCTCCGCTGCCGATGAATTTCATGGGCCTAACCGACACCGCCACAGCGCTTTGGGCCTCGCGCTGGATCAACGATCTACGGGATAATTTGAACTTCGCCTTCGTGGCGACGGTCGATTACACGCCGGCCAGCGTTGCGGCGAACACCGTGGCGGAGAACGCAACGACAGTTACCGTGACGGGCGCGAAGACCGGCGATCACGTCAGCGTGAGCCCGCCGGGGATAACGGCCGGGGTGACGTTGTGCGCGGCCCGGGTTTCTGCATCCGACACGGTGACGGTGACGTTCTGCAACCCCACGGCGGGCGCTGTGGTGCCGCTTACCGGGAATCATGTGTTCCGGGTGACGCGGCCTTGATCCGGCCGGCCACGGTCGATGACATTCCTCGATTGATTGAGATGGGCCGCAACAACGCCGAAGCCTATGGCGCCGCCGATCAGTTCGAACCCGATGACTTCAGAAAGATTCTGGATCAGTTCATTGCAAACGCGGTGGTGCTGACCGATGGCCGAAACTGCATGGCCGGCGTGTTCACTGCCCCGTGGGTGCTCAACCTGAGCGTCCTGGAGGGCAATGAACAGTTCATGTGGATCGAGCCCGAGGCCAGGGGCTGGCTGTGGCCGTTGTTCCTGGATGCGATCGAGACATGGGCAGGGAATGCCGGCGCGGCCTGGATGAACCTCGGCGGTGTGCCCTGGATGCGCGGCGAGACGGTTGGAAGGCTCTACCGCCGCAGCGGCTACGAAACGATCTACAACATTTACCGTAAGAGGCTGTAATGGCGATTGGAACAGGAGCGGCGATCCTTGGTGGCGCGGTTATTGCCGGCGGTCTTGGCCTGGCCGCCTCCAGCGCGCAAGCGGGCGCGGCCAAGTCGGCTGCTGCCGCGCAAGAACGTGCGGCAGCCGAATCCGTAGCCCTCCAGCGCGAGATATTCAACACCACCCGTTCCGATACCGCCCCATTTCGTCAAGGCGGGCTGAACGCGCTTAGCCGGCTCCAGGTCGGTACCGGGCTGATGACGCCGGAACAGATCGTGGCGGCAAGGACGGAGGCGGTCAATAACTCGACGCAAGCCTCGGCTCCGGCCAGCGCACCCACGGGGCCGGGCTCCCCGGTTGGCACTCCGGGGCAGCCTGGACAGCCGGCCAATCCATTTGCTTTCCCGCTGGCTCCCGGCGCATTTTCACACCCCGATGCCCGCCGGTTTCCGTTTGGCGCGATTGAATTCGGGGAGGGTGACATCCGCCCGGCCGGGCCTCCCCCGGGTTTCGATCCGGCCGGGCCAACGAATGCCCTCGCCGAGGCGTCCAGCCCGGCTAATGCCTTGGCGTCCGGTTCGGCTAATGCCCTGACGCCCGGCGCCCTCGGCTCCGTCACGGCGGAGAACCTGGGCACGTTCGGCGACCTGACCGGTCCGATCGACATCTCACAGGAAGAGCTAGAGGCCACGCCGGGCTTTCAATTCGCCCGCGACCAGGCGCTCAGTGCCGCGACACGAGGCGCACAGGCGCGCGGCCTGTCGCTGTCCGGCAACGCGCTGATGGACCTTGGGGACCGGGCCGGCGGGATGGCAAGCCAACGGTTCGATACCGAGCGGGGCTTCCGGTTCGGCGAGCGGACCCAGCGGCTCAACACGTTGCTGTCCATGGCCGGATTCGGGCAGGTGGCGAACCAGACCGGGGCCAATGCGGGCTCGAACTTCGCCAACGCCTCGCAGAACGCCTTGCAGAAGGGGGCGTTCAACGCGGGCGCGGCCAACATCGGCGCATCAAATGCGCAGGCGGCCGGGCTTACGTCCTTCGGCAAAATCGCCAACAACGCGCTGAACAATAATGCCGTTCAAAACTTGTTCGCCAACAACAATTCAAGCATCGGATCTGGTGGCAATCTGCCGATAAATGTTCAAGGCGGAACCGATGCCTTCGGTAACTTCGGAGTCTTCTGATGGCCGGTAACGCACTGCAACCCGACACGTCAATTATCACCAATTTCGCGAACAGCTTCGTGAAGGACAGCAACAACGCCCTTGCCCGTCACCGGACGGATAAAGCGATTCAGACCAAGCGCAACGCATTGCGAGCCCTGCACGGCGGCGACGAGGCCACGGCGCTTAGTCTCGCCCCGGAGACGGTCGGGCCATTCCAGGCACAGCAGCAGGCACGAACGACAGGGGAGCTAACTCAGCGCAAGCTCCGCCGGGAAGAGTCGGCCGCCATGGTCAAGGCCATGCTGCGTGAGATTGGCGGTGTGCTTGCCCTCCCGCCCGATGCACAGTCAGATGGTTACAGGCAAGGCCTTGTGCGGCTTCGGCAACAGTTCGGGCCGGAGATGCTGGAGGGGATTGCTCAGGAGTTCCCTGGCATCGATGCGCTGACAAATAGCAAGATCCAGCTTTCCCAGGCAGCGACTATTGACGGCGCCTTTAAGGGCAAGGGCCTGCCGGCTCAATTGCTGAACGCGCTGCTGGACCCGAACGCCGATGTGAATTCGCCGAAATACGAGGCTGCGTTTAACCGGGTTGCCGAGCCAAAAGTTACGTTTGATCCGGCCACTGGCTTCTCCACATTGAGAACGCCAGATATGACGGCGTTCCGCCGGCCTGGCGGCGGCGGCATGGGATCTGCGGCCACGGTTGAACAGATCAACACGGGCACGACCAAGTTGACAGATGCCCAAAGCAAGGCTGCCGGATTTTATGACCGACTGATTGCGGCTGATGAGACGCTAATGGAATTTGAAGGCGCAGGTACTAACCTCGGCGCCCGCGTGCTCGAAAGGTTGCCAGGCGGGAACCTGTTCCAAGCGACTGAATTCCAGCAATTCGAGCGAGCGAGGCGCGATTTCGTGAACGCCGTGCTGCGGCGGGAATCGGGCGCGGTGATCAACCCGGAAGAATTCACGAACGCGGAAAAGCAGTATTTCCCGCAACCGGGCGATAAGCCGGCCGTGATCAAGAAGAAGCGTCAAGCCAGAAGACGAGCTGTCGCTAATATGCGTCGTGAGGCCGGGCCTGGGTTTAAGCCCTCACCGGCGCCTGCCCCGCAAGTAGCGCCGCCGGCAGAGCGTCCACCGGGACCTAAGCCCGGCGACGTCATCCCACAATTGTCGGCCGAGAGCATCGGCAGGATGAGCGTTGACGACCTGTCCGCCCTGCCGCCGATCAGTACCTTGTCGCCGGACCAGAGGCGGGCGGTCCTGAACCGGGTCGAGGCATTGGAGCGTGAACGCGCCCGCCAGAGCCAGCAAGGGGCACGCTGATGGATGACGCGGAACTCCAGAGCCGGGTTGACGATCTTGCGCTACAGGGCCGCATCGATCGGCTGCGCCAACCCAAGACCGCACTGGATCGGATCGGCGGGTTCGTGTCGCGCAATGCCGGTGCCGTCGCCGACTTCGCCGAAGACGTCGTGACCGGCGAGAAACGCCGCAACGAAGACCTGCCCGATTTCGCGTTCTCGAAGTTCGATACCTTGGTCGGGGGCAAGGGGCAGCCGAGTGCCAAGATGGCGTTGGCCCGTACCGATCTGGGCAAGCTCGCCATCTTGCGTGACATGAAGGGCGAGGTTCCGGCCCGGCTGGACGATTTCGGCAATGTGATCGTTCGGCAGGACGATCAGGAATTCTTTCTCAACCGCCCCGGCGCAAGCCCGCAGGACGTGCCCGACGTGGTTACGGCGATGGCGTTCGAGGTGCCGCTGGCGATGCGCGGCGGCCGTGCCATGTCCGGCTTGGGACACGCGGGCCGTGCCATTGGTACCGGTATCGGCGTGGCGGGCGGCAGCGTGGCTCAGGACGCCCTTGCGCAAGTGGCGGGCTCGACCGAGGACATCGATCTACAGCACGCCATGGTCGCGGGTGCCCTGGGCGCTAGTTTCGAATTCGCCGCGCCGTTCGTTGTTCCGTTCTTCCGCCGGTTGTTCCGCAATCGCCGGTTCTATGATCGCGCGGCTGGTGGTTTGACCGACGACGGCACGGCGGCCTTGAGGCGTGCCGGCATCGATCCCGAGAACGTGACCGACGATTTCGTGCGGCGGTTCGAACAAGCGGCGAAGGACGCGGTAGACCCGAAGGACATCGCGACCACCGCGCGCATGGTCGAGGCCGACGATTTCGGTGTGCGGCTGTCTCGCGGCGATGCGAGCCGCGACGTGGTGCAGCAGGGCCGCGAAGACTTGATGTTGAAGGGCGCGCAGGGTGGTGATTCCGCCAAGAACATCATGCGCGGTTTCAGGGAAAGCCAGGCCGACGACATCCTGACGGCCCGTGGGCGCGTCCAGGGCGAGCTAGGAGGCGGTCAGGTGTCCGAGCCCTTCCAGGGCACCCGTGCCGTGCAGGATCGACTCCTGGAGTCCTCCCAGGCCGCCCGTCGCGGTATCCGGGAAGGGTTTGACGACGCGCGGTCCCGCAACGCCTCGGTGGCGGTTGAGGGCGTCAAGGATCTCGCCCGTTCGGTTCGCGAAGGGTTCCGGGGTTTCAACCCGGCGACCGCGCCCAGCGCCGGGGCGATGGTCAAACAGCTATCGACGCTGGAGCGCCGGTTCCCGGGCAAGGTCTCCAAGGTCTCCGTCCGCGCCCTGGAGGACTGGCGGCAACAGGTCTCGGCGCTGTCGCGTTCGAACAACTCGGTGGAGCGAGGCGCGGCCGGCGATCTCTTACGGTCCTATGACGATTTCATGACCACCAAGCTCGACGATGCCCTGATCAGCGGTGATGCCGGTGCGCTCGATGCGTTCCGATCCGCCCGACGCCTGCGGTTTCAATTCCGACAGAAATTCGAGGGCAACAAGATCGTCGAGGGGCTGATCGAAACCGTCGATGAGGGCGGCGAGGCATTTCTCAAGCTGGAGCCGTCCGAAGCGACCAATGTGTTGTTCGGCGCATCGAGGTTCGGCAAGAAGGGATCGACCGCCGCCGCCCGGCGCATCAAGAACGTCTTGGGCGAGAGCAGCCCCGAGTTCGGCGCCATTCGCGAAGAGGCGTTCCTGCGGCTGTTCCCGGATGGGCGCAACGCGATCGGCAAGTTCCCAGGCAACTTCGATCGGGCCATCAAGGATTCGCCCGAGCTGATGCGGGTGTTCTTCGGTCCCGATGAGATCCGCCAGATCGCGCGGTTCCGCAACGTGGTCCACAACGCCACCGGCCGCGTCGAGGGTGCGATCAACCGCTCGGGCACGGCCATTGCCGGTTCGCGCTTGGTCCAGGATCTGTTCGGGCTCAACCCGCGCACCGCCGCCGCATTCATCGCCCGGTTGCTGCCCGTCGTGGTAGGGGATGCCTCGGGCGCCGCGCGGGCGGTCAGCGCCACACGGGCGGTGATCCCCAAGGCTACCGGGCCGGCCGGTCTGGTCGGTGGCGTGGGTGCGGTCGGCGGTAATGCGCTCTTGGGGGCGCTCCCGGAGGAAGCCCCTTCCGGTCGTCGTTGATGAAGATCAACCATGCGCTCTTTTGTTGGCCCGTCGTTCTGGCGGGCTTTTTCATGTTCGGCTGCACGGCCACTGCCCCTGTCCCGCCCCCAGCGGACGCCTGGATGTTCGTCATGGTGGTAAGGCAGGGAACGCTGCCTCCGCACTACTTCGCCACCCAGGCGGCGTGCGAGGACGCCAGGGCGGCTGTCCTGGAATACATACCGGCGATGGACGTGGCGGGCAGTTGGTGCTTGCCGTTGCGCATAGGGATGACGGCGTGAGCAAAACGATGATCCAGATCAGGGGATTCCTCATCATGGTAACGGCGGTTGCAACGGCTGTTGTCGCGATCAGCGCGGCGGCTGTCTTCGTGGGCGACATGCTGCCCTACGCGAAGCAATCCGAATTCAAGACCTTGACCAGCAAGGTGGCCGAGCTCGATGTCCGCGGGCTGACATTCCACCTCGAATCCATGGTGCGGCAGCTCTACGCGGCCCGCCAGGCATGCAAGGGGGGCGATGATCATGGCTGCGACTTCGCCCGTGATATGGAGAAACAGATAGAGGCGGCGCGGGTCAAGCTGCGCCAAGCCAGGGGATTTTAGATCGTGCGAACCCGTCTGCCACGCGCGCTCGTCACCCAGGTCAAGCGTCATGAAGGCTACCGGCGCCAGGTGTACACGGACACCGCCGGCGTCGAGACCATCGGCTACGGCCTCAACCTGCGGCACAGGGGCCTCACCGAGAAGCAGGCCTCAGTCCTGCTAAGCGATCATCTCGTCGAAGTGTGGGACGCCCTGGCCGACCGGCTGAACTGGTTCGAGAACCTGAACCCGGTCCGGCAGTCCGCGCTCGTGGAAATGGCGTTCAACCTCGGCATCGGCGGGCTGATGAAGTTCAAGCGGATGCTCAGGGCTATGGCGTACTGCGATTGGGATAGGGCCTCGGCCCAGGCCCTGGACAGCAAGTGGGCGCAACAGGTCGGGGCGCGGGCCGAGACCATCGCTCGTCAGATCAAAACCGGAGAAACGTGAAATGGAAAACTTTGATCTAGCCAATATCGGCATCTGGGCAGCCGCCCTTATTGCCGTCGCAAGTGCGGTTCAGACGGTAATCCCGTCCGTGTCCGACAATCCGATATTCAACTTCGTGACCAAGGCCTTGAACATGCTGGCGCTGAACTTTGGGGCAGCCCGGAATCTTGATGACCCCAAATAGTTGAGCGTGCTCGGTGCGATCCGCGCGCTCGTCGGGCTTGCCTCCGCACTTACCCAATGGGCTTCTCAGCGTCAGCTCATCGAGGCGGGCGAGGCGAAGGCGACAATGGCGGGCCTGCGCGCGGCGTCTGACGCTGTTGGTCGCGCTCGTGCTGCTCGTCGTACTGCTGTCGAGCTGCCAGACGACAAGCACCGGCGGGACTGAGGTGGCCTGTCAGGCGTTCGAGCCGATCACCTATTCGTCCCGAGACACCGCGGAAACGCGCCGGCAGATCGTCGGGCATAACGCGGCGTTCGACGCGCTGTGTCCGTGACGGCAAGCTGCTCGTTCGAAGGCAGTTTGGTACGGTGCACCAAATATCACTCATCATCTGGTTCCCGTCGCGACTTTTATATATACAACGGCTCCCATCACATTTGCTGCCTGTTGGGACCCTTTAGCGCACTCAATACAGTATGCATTATGTGATGATGGGCTTGGCCAATAGATAGTAATCATGGCTGGTGCATCACATCTATCGATTGTGCACTTGATCACCTTGGGTCTCCCTTCATCACGGCGATACAGCGGGCGAGGGCTTCGGTCTGGGCCCAGACGCATTCCTCGCCTTGCCGGGCCATCCATCGCCGAGGCGTGCTGGCAAGATATTGCTTGCCCACTGTCTCGATATTCGCCCACGGCATTGCCTTCGGGATGTCGTCGAGCAGGCAGGTTGGGTTGGGATATTCAAACCAATTGTACTTCTTCCCGTCCGGCGCCTTCCATCTGGAACCCCGACGCTTATTCACGATCTTCCACCCCGCCCACAGCAGCACTTCATCCGATAGCGCTCGTGAGCCCTCGTCAGCCTCTTCCAGCCGGCGGATCAGGTCGGCGGCGGGGGTCAGGTCATCGCTCATGGCGTCTTCACATCCGGGCGGTTCCAATTGGTGCGCAAAAGAACCGGATACACCTTGTGCATTCGTTGCAGCAGCCTATCGATTGTGTTTGCCGTGATGGCGAGGCCGGGCTCACCGGACGCGACCCATTGATCCGCCTCGCAGTCATATGTAAACGTGACGTGGAATTGAGGTGTGTCGCTCATCCCTGCGGTTCCTTCTGTGCTTCGAGGGCGGGGGTCATGGCTAGTCACCGTCACGACGGTAATAGGGGTGTCCGGTCCGTTGTCGGACCCTCGACGGCCCCGCAGAAATTTTGGCGACGACTTGGTCTAAGAACAGTTTCATCATTTCTGTTCCGAAATTGTGGTTCACCGGCACCCGCTCCACATGACATTTATGTGGCTCAGGGTCATGAGCGTTTCTTTTGCGTGCGTCACCAACCACATCCATATAGAGCCCGCGCGCGTTATCTTCGCTGTCGGCTATGGCGCAAATCAAAGGCCCGTCGCCGCTATCCATGAACACCAGCCACAACGGATAATGGCCTCCACTTTCATGCTCATGCGGGGTAACTATCGCCTC